GGATTAATTTTCTCGTTCAGTCTGCTGCTTCAGACATTAATCTTTTAGGAGCGATTGATACTCACAGAACAGTAAAGCAAAGAAAGATGAAGAGCCGTATCTTTGCTTTAGTACACGACTCAATACTAGCGGAGGTACCAGAAAATGAAGTGGAAGAATACTCAGATATTCTCAAGAACTGTATTCAAATGGATAGAGGTATATCTATCTCCGGTGCTCCTGTCGGCTGTGATTTTGATGTGCATGACGACTATTCCTTAGGCAAATTCGAAAAAATGTATGGTGATTACGCATAAAACTATTGGAAAAGTAACGTTTCCAGTATTTATACTACCTTCAAGCAACTGGTATGAAAAAGACGGTCTTGTCTACATTGATAGACGAATTATAGACGATAAAAATATGCCAGGAGATACAATAGGAAAACGCAGAATGCAGACCCCTATGAAAAATCTTATGCCGATACGAGGATCTCTCGGTAGCTTAGTAGGAATACTTAAACAAACGAGCAAAACTTTTATAGACTCACGAGGAGTACCTTTTCTTTATGAAAAAACTCGCTCGTGCTCTCTTCGTTATTATAGAATCAAAAGAGTAGAACAAAAAAATAGTGCTTCTGTTCTTTGGTTGAAAGGAGTTAGTTTTCCTTTCAAAGTACCTCGCCCACCGACAACAAACTTGCAGTGGGCAGGAATTTTGCACCTTGGAAACCGCCCTTGGTTGCTTTACGAGTACTCACAAGAGAAACTTGCTGACACTCGAAGAAAGGTATAGATATATGTCAAAGAGATCAAAAACATTGGCTGGCTCAGGACTTTCACTTGCAGAGATAGAACCTCTTACAAAGAATCAACTCATAGCATTTGAAAGCGATAAAAATCTCATTCTACATGGACTTGCTGGTACTGGTAAAACATTTATCTCTTGTTATATTGCATTTGATGATATGGTAAAAAATGTTTATAATAACTTAGTAATTATACGAAGTGCAGTGCCTACACGAGATATTGGATTTCTACCTGGAAGTGAAAAAGAAAAAGCATCAGTATATGAAGAACCCTACAAAGAGATAGCTCTTGAATTATTTCAACGTGGAGATGCTTATGAAATACTTAAAACAAAAGGATTAGTGCATTTTATGACTACCTCTTTTATACGAGGTATTACTCTCAAAGAGACAGTAATTATTATTGATGAGTGTCAGAATATGACGTTTCATGAGCTAGACTCAATTATTACACGAGTAGGACCAAATTGTAGGGTTATTTTTTGTGGTGATTTTCGACAATCGGATCTTAAATCAAATGGGCTAGAAAGCTTTATGGAGATACTTAAAAATATGGGATCTTTTGATTTTATTAATTTTGAAATCAAAGACATAGTACGAAGTGAGTTCGTAAAAGATTATATAATTGCAAAAACTAAACTAGGGTTGTAATGGAGAAAGCAACAAAAGAAGAAATTGAAAAGTGGAGAGAAGAAGACTATTGGAATAGAATGGATTTTAATCCAGCATGGATATTTATTCTTCCGACAGTAGTCATATTACTTGCTCTGGGTGGAGCATATATTTTTGGACATTATATAATTCCAGGCGTATTATGAGTGATACAAATATAATTTCTTTCCTCGAACTACAAAAGAACAAAGAAAAAGATGCAGAACTTATATTTTACAGAGAAAAACTAAACAGTTTAAGAATGAGACAATCTTTTATTCATGCTGAAATAGAGCTTACACTGAAGATAATTGAAATGATCGAAAAAGAAAAAATTATAGAAGTGGTAAGAGATGAAAAGGAGCCATAGGTGCACGAAAGTATTTTAGAGATTCTTGAAAAAGAAAAACAAAGACAAGAAACACACTTTGAGTTAATTGCGAGTGAAAACTTTGCAAGTGATGCTGTTCGTTCTCTCTGTGGTAGTATATTTACAAATAAGTATGCAGAAGGCTATCCCGGAAAAAGATATTACAATGGCTGTGAGCATATGGATGAGATAGAAACTTTAGCTATAAATTCTGTATGTGAATTATATAACTGCAATTTTGCAAATGTACAACCACATAGCGGGGTCAATGCAAATACAGCAGTTTACCAAGCTTTTCTAAAGCCAGGAGACACAATACTTGGAATGGATCTTGCAAGTGGAGGACATTTAAGTCATGGAGCAAAACCTACTTTAAGTGGTAAAGTATATACTGCTCATGCCTATGGAGTGAATGAAAAGGGCTATCTTGATTACAATGAGATAGAAAAACTTGCAAAAGCCTGTAAACCAAAGATGATTGTAGCGGGTGCAAGTGCATATTCTCGACAAATAAACTGGAAAAGTTTTAGAGAGATTGCAGATAAAGTTGGCGCATTTCTACTTTGTGATATGGCACACTATAGTGGTCTGATTGCTGGTAATGCTTATGACTCTCCCCTGCCTTATGCAGATGTAGTAACAAGTACTACACATAAAACTCTACGAGGTCCAAGAGGCGGCATGATTCTATGGAACAATGAGGATTATAGTAAGAAAATTAATAGTGCAATTTTTCCTGGAACTCAGGGCGGACCTTTGATGAATATAATTGCTGCAAAAGCACAGTGCTATAAAGAAGCTCTTCATCCATCTTTCGACGAATATATAGAAGCTGTTATAGAAAATGCAAAAGCTATGGCAGAAGTATTCTTAGAAAAAGGATACAATATTATAACAAAGGGAACAGATAGTCATATACTTTTACTTGATTTGAGTGATAAATCAATAAGTGGTAGAGAGGCTGCAGATTTACTAGAAGTAAATGATATTACTGTAAATAAAAATGGAGTACCAAACGATCCACGTAACTTTATAGAAACAAGCGGTATTCGTATGGGAACAGCGGCAGAAACAACAAGAGGAAGCGGATTAGAAGAGTTCAAAATTATGGCCGAGCACATGGTAAATATCATGGAAGGTCAATGAAAGCTGTTATAAGTAATCGAATATATCTTGAAGTAACGGAAGCATACAAGGAAATTTTAAACAAAGAACTTACTTATACTATTCCCTCTTTCAAGCCTACGGATCCACCTCTTGTTATTAAGAATATGGCAAGAATAAAATCAAATCTAGTAAGTATTCCAGTAGGAAGAACGGATTTGATACCAGAAGACTATGAAATAGTCGATAAGCGCGAGCATATACCAGTAGAACTTCCTAACTTTAAGTTTGATTTACGAGAAAGTCAAAAAGAAGTTTATGACGCAATTGACGATAATGCTATAATCAACGCATGGGTCAGTTGGGGTAAGACTTTTACAGGTCTTGCAATTGCTGGCAAGCTTGGTCAAAAAACACTTGTGGTAACACACACAGTCCCACTACGAAATCAGTGGGCAAAGGAGGTAGAAAAAGTCTATGGATTTAAACCAAGTATTATTGGAAGTGGCAGCATGGATCTTACTGGTCCTGTGGTTATTGGTAATACTCAAACTCTTTACCGTAATATTCCAGCGATACGTCATGCTTTTGGAACAATCATCTTGGATGAAATGCATCATGTCTCGTCTCCGACGTTTTCTAAAATAATAGATTCAAATTATGCAAGATATAAGATAGGATTATCGGGCACAATAGAAAGAAAAGACGGCAAACATGTAGTCTTTAGAGATTATTTTGGACATAATGTTTATAAACCCCCAAAAGAAAACTTTATGGTGCCAAGTGTTCATGTTCTTCGTTCAGAAATACGATTTATGGACGGAGCGAAGATACCTTGGGCAAATAAAGTAACAAAACTCGCAAATGATAACGAGTATAGACATACCATTGCTATGGCTGCAGCGGCCTACGCCGCAAAAGGCCATAAAGTTTTGGTAGTAAGCGACCGTGTACATTTTCTCAAAGCCTGCGCCGAACTGGCAGGAGAAGATGCTATATGTATTACGGGCGAGGTAGGGCATGAGGATAGAGAAGAGTATCTGTCTGCTGTGAGAAACGGCAAAAAGAACATTCTTTTTGGGACTCAGGCTATCTTTTCGGAAGGCATCTCAGTAAACAATCTGAGTTGTCTTATTCTTGGAACTCCAGTAAATAATGAACCACTCTTAACACAGTTAATTGGTAGAGTTATACGGAAAGAAGAGAATAAAAGGGATCCTGTGATTGTTGACATTCACCTAAAAGGGAATACTGCCAAGAGACAAGCATCAAATCGCATTGGTCACTACATGAAACAGGGATATGAAATCAAACAACTTTAAAAAAATAGTTCTTGACATAATGGTTATTTTTTAGTATAATATATGTTCTTATTTGACTGGCAGAAAATCTGTATTCATGCGGAAGGAAAGGTGGTAAACACCGTTCGTATCTTTCGTATGCTTGTTGAAAAACAAGTCCCCCAAAATAAATGGGATAAGATATACAAATATTCTCAGATAGACTTTTCCGGGGAAAGTTTCATGCTTCACCCCGACATCCTTCTGTACCACTCTCATAAGTACACATATCGTGAAGTTGCCCAGTATATTGCTTTGTGTAGCTTACGCTCATATGCAGAATATGAAGCACTAAAAACGGTAACATTAGACTCTATTCTTGTTCCAGGAATAGGGGCTGATCCACACTTAATAATAGAAACAAACAGGCTACTTTCAGTAGATGAAGATGAACAAGTCCGTTTTCTATACGAAGAAGTCAAACCAGAGGAGATCCATTAATGGCTATTCAATTCAACCAGCACAAAGGTGCTGCTCAAAAATCAAGCATTACCAGCTTTCAATATGTAGATGGTGACAACAGTTTTCGACTTGTCGGAGATATTCTTGCTCGGTATGTTTACTGGGTAAAAGGTGAAAATGACAAAAACATTCCATTAGAGTGTTTGTCATTTGACAGAAACAAAGAAACTTTCAACAACATGGAAAAAGATTGGGTTCGTGAGTACTATCCTGATCTTAAATGTGGCTGGAGCTATGCAACTCAATGTATTGACGGTGGTCAAGTGAAAGTTGTAAATCTTAAAAAGAAGTTGTGGGAACAAATTATTACCGCAGCAGAAGACTTAGGCGATCCAACTGACTATGTGACAGGTTGGGATGTTCAATTCAAGCGTGTAAAGACTGGTCCTCTTCCCTACAATGTAGAGTATCAATTACAAGCACTCAAGTGCAAAACTCGTGAGTTGAATGAAACTGAACTTGAATTAGTTTCTGATCTTAAGTCTATGGATGAAGTTATGCCTCGTCCTACTGCTGATGCTCAAAAAGAGTTATTAGACCGTATTCGTGATGCGGGTTCTGAAGAAATTGACGAAACTATTGAAGACGAGTTTAAAATAGCGTGATTTTATTTACAGCGGATTGGCACATAAAGCTGGGGCAAAAGAATGTTCCAGTTGAGTGGGCGAAAAAAAGATATCAAGAATTTTTTGACCAAGTGCATTATCAAGCAAAGACTTGTGATATGCATATTATTGGTGGAGATCTCTTTGACCGTATTCCAAGTATGGAAGAGTTAGCTCTTTACTTTTCTTTTCTCAGAAATGTAAAGAAGCCGACTCTTATCTTTGATGGTAACCATGAAGCTACTCGTAAAAATCGTACTTTTTTCTCTCAGCTAAAGCAAGCATCGCGAGACATAAATCCTCTTGTTAATGTAGTTGATATCTCGTATGTAGATGAAGATATGGGATTCGGTGTACTACCTTATGCAGAGTTACATAAAAAAGGAAGCATAGAGCATTTTGATACCTCTATGCCTCTTTTTACTCATGTGCGGGGTGAAATACCTCCGCACGTAACTCCAGAAGTAGACCTTTCGCGATTTGATCCGTTTCCTGTAGTATTTGCAGGAGACTTACACGCACATAGTAATACTCAAAGGAATATAATATATCCTGGTAGTCCTATGACTACATCTTTTCACAGACAAGAAGTAGAAACAGGATATTTACTTATAGATCCAAAAGACTGGTCTTGGAATTGGTGGCCTTTTACTTTGCCACAGCTAATACGCAAAACAGTTACAGATCCAGCAGAGATGATTCCTACAACCTATCATCATACAATTTATGAGATAGAAGGAAATATACAAGAACTTGCAGCAGTAGAAAACTCGGAGCTTTTAGACAAGAAAGTAGTAAAAAGAAGTAATGAAGCTACATTAGTATTAGAAAAAGATATGACACTTGAAGATGAGCTAGTAGAGTACTTAAGTTATATTCTAGAGCTTCCAGAAGATAAAATATTTGACATTTTAGGAACGTATAATGATTACGCTCAAACAACTCAGTTGGGATAATTGTTTCAGCTACGGACCAAACAATAATCTGAGACTCGATACTGATACAGTCACACAGATTATTGGCACTAACGGTATGGGTAAATCATCCATACCGTTAATTATTGAAGAAGCTTTATACAATAAAAACTCAAAAGGTATAAAGAAAGCAGATATACCAAATCGATATATGAGTAATGGTTATACTATTTGGTTAATATTTGAAAAAGATGGAAATGAGTATATAGTTGACGTAAAAAGAAGTAGTAGCATTAAAGTAAAACTTACAAAGAATGGAGAGGATATCTCTAGTCATACAGCTACAAATACTTACAAGACTATTCAAGAAATAATAGGTATTGATTTCAAAACCTTTTCACAGCTTGTATATCAGAGTACAAATGCAAGTTTACAGTTTCTAACTGCAACAGATACGAATAGAAAAAAGTTTCTTATTGATCTATTACATCTTGATGACTATGTTCAGCTTTTCGAAGTATTTAAGGAAGCTGCACGGACTACTTCAAATAAAATGATTGAAGTGACATCAGAAATTGCAACTGTTGAAAAGTGGTTGAATACAAATAAATTAGAGAGTACTGACATACTACCTATGTTAGATTTAGAAATAAATACGGATAAAGAAGAGAAAGAGTTCCGTTCACTTTCAATAGAACTTGAAAATATTTCTGAAAAAAATAAAAAAATTCTAAGGAATAATCAGTATAAAGAAATGCTGGCTGGTATCAGCCTAGATGAAATAAATAGTATTACTGCTACTGAGAAAGTATCTCCTGATGAATTCCAAAAAGAACTTGGACAGCTTGAAGCAGGTATGAAAGCTTGTGAACGAATGTTACAGAAACTAGAAAGACTAGATGACGTCTGTCCTACTTGTGAACAAAAGGTTGATGCTCACTTTAAAGAAAGTCTTATCAATGAAGAAAAGAAAACAATTTCTTTTATCACAGAGAAAATAGATGGAAATACGAAGAAAATTGCAGAGATTCGTAGAAATAATACTCAATTCGATAGAAAAAGTAAACTTCAAAAAGATTGGGAAGACCTGTATAGGTCAATTGACACTAATCTACCAACGACTATTCTGGATAAAGAACAGTTGGAAGATCGCTTGGCCAGTCTTCAAAACGAATTACATGCTGCAAAGAAAGAAATATCTCGAATCGCAATGGAGAATGAAAAGCGTACGAGGGAAAATACACGAATAGAAATAATAGAAGCTCAAACAGACGGGTTTATAAAAAAATTAAATAAAGCATCAGAAACTCTCAAAGAAGTAACAGAGTTAGATGCTAACTTAGAAACTCTAAAGAAAGCTTTTAGTACAAACGGACTTCTTGCCTACAAAATAGAAAATTTAGTAAAAGAGTTAGAAGAACTAACAAACACTTATCTGGCGGAACTGTCAGACGGGCGTTTTACACTTGAATTTATTGTATCAAATGATAAATTGAATGTACAAATTACTGATAATGATCC